GGCTATCAAATCCAAGCAGATGGCAACGTCATTACCGAAGACATTGCTACCCAATATGCTGATATTGCACACAAATTAAGGCTTACCCCACAGCAAGCAGAGGGTGTGCTTGAGTATTATCGTTCAACGGTATCTAACTCTGCTGAACAAATGCAGCAGATAGCAGCAGAGCAAGCCGAAAGCACTGAGGCTGAACTGCGTCGTGAGTGGGGCAAGACCTACGATCAAAAGATAAACGCAGCATCTGGTGCGGCTAAAGAGTTCGCTGGTGATGAAATACTAAACATGCAGTTATCTGATGGCACACTGGTTGGTAATCACCCTGCATTCATCAAAGCCTTTGCGGCTATGGCAGATTTTAAAACCACAGTGACAAGCGAAGATACGATTGGTGAGGCTGCGGGTAACTTCTCTCTTACACCAAAGCAAGCACAGGCTGAGATTGATTCTATCCTGGGTGATAAAAGCCACGCCTACTGGGATAGCAAGAACGTCACAGCAAGGCAATCAGCGGTGCAACGTGTTCAAGAGTTAATGGGTATGATCCATGACTAATGAGGAACAAATTGAACTGAGATTAGAGTGTCTTAGAATTGCGATTGAGTTTGGCACACAACGTGATATCATGAACCCATCCCATTTGGCAGAAAGTTACTACCAATGGGTGACGCAGGGTAGCGGTGAAAGCCGTCCTGATGACAGCCGGAAAGACGGAGGCCCGACGCCGGCCAAAAAGGCCAGGAGTGTCCGTAAGGGTAGCACACCGCAACTTGTGTAAATGTAAACTGTAGTTAGGAGGTAGACCAATGTCTACTCAAGTCACTACGGCATTTGTACAACAGTATTCTGCTAACGTGCAGATGCTTTCACAGCAGATGGGTTCCCGTCTGCGTGATGCGGTACGCACTGAGAATATCGTTGGCAAAAATGCCTTTATCGACCAAATCGGTTCAGCAACTGCTGCCCTGCGCACCAGCCGCCATTCCGATACACCACAGATGGACACGCCGCATGACCGCCGTCGTCTGTCTCTTGCTGATTATGAGTATGCCGACCTGATTGATGATCAGGACAAGGTACGCATGCTCATTGATCCAACATCTTCTTACGCACGCGCCGCAGCAGCAGCTATGGGTCGGGCAATGGATGATGTGATCATCGCAGCAGCAGTAGGCGCAGCAAGCACCGGAGAGACCGGTTCTGGCAGTGCATCGCTTGACGCAACAGCAAACTCTGTCGGATCTGCATCGTCTAACGATGGCCTGACACTTGCCAAGCTGCGTGAAGCAAAGCGTAAGATGGACCTCAACGACGTTGACCCGTCTATCCCGCGCTACATTGCAGTAGGCCCAAAGCAGATTGAAGACCTTCTTGGCGACACAACTGTCACCAGCAGCGACTTCAACACTGTGAAGGCTCTCGTGCAGGGTGAACTGGATACCTTTATGGGCTTCCGCTTCATCATGTCCAACCGTCTGTCCGTGGACGCTAACGACATTCGTAAGTGTTTCGCTTGGGCAGAAGACGGTCTGACTCTTGGTATTGGCAAGGACATCAGCGCACGCATTGATGAACGCGCCGACAAGGGTTACGCAACTCAGGTCTATTACTGCATGAGCATCGGATCGGTGCGCATGGAAGAAGACAAAGTTGTTCAGATCTTCTGTGACGAAACCCCAGACTAAGAGGAGAGATGAATCATGACTACTAAAAACTCGACTCTTGTAGCTAACTTTGAAGCTTCACCACAGGTCTTCAGTGACTCTCACGAGTTGCATGGTGTTCTGCGTGTTGCACAGGGTTCAATCGCACTGGCAGCGGGTGACAGCACCGACAATGACATTGTTATGCTGGCACCTATTCCGTCCAACGCATCCATCACTGCGCTGCAAGTTGCAGCAGATGGTCTTGGCGGTAGCTGCACATTCAACGTAGGTCTGTATCAGGCTGACGGAACGGTTGTAGATGAAGATCTATATGCCACTGCCGTTGCTGATGGCACGACAGCCGTTGCTGATGTCCGCACTGAAGCTGCCGATATTAACACTATCGGTCAGCAGCTTTGGCAGGATGCCGGTGCAAGTGCAGACGCTGGCGGTTACTACTATGTAGCAGTCACGTTCAATGCGACTGGTGGAACGGCTGGCGATATGTCGTTCATCATTCACTACGTTGTGAACTAACATTGAGGGGGCGGTACGCCGCCCCTTCTTTTCATTAAGAGGTGTGTGATGCCATCAGTCGTTGATATTTGTAACGAAGCTATGGATTTGCTTGGTGCAGCAACCATTACATCGCTCACTGAAAACTCCAAAGAAGCGCGGTTGTGTAACAGACGCTACGAGACTGTAAGAGATCATGTCTTGCGTGCGCATCCTTGGAACTGTGCAATTACACGCAAAACGCTGGCAAAAGATACTGATGCGCCGGCCTTTGGTTTTAACAGCCAGTTTACGCTTCCCACAGATCCATATTGTCTGCGGGTTTTGTCATTTTGGAACAGTAATGTTGATAATGAGTTGGCTGCATACGACAGCAACGTGATGTTCAAGGTTGAGGGCCGGAAGGTTCTGACTAACGAAAGCACATGCAAGATTACATACATTGCACGCCTGACTGACTCTGAGCAGTTTGATACGCTGCTTTCAAGCGCCATAGCGCATCGTCTTGCCGGAGAGACTGCATATGCCATTACTGGCAGCAACAACCTCTCACAAGGCATCCTAGCGCTGTATGAGTCACGTTTGAAGGAGGCGCGTACTATGGATGCTATGGAAGGCTACCCAGACCAAATACAGGCAGATGATTTCTTAAACGTCAGGTACTAATATGGCGCGTGTTTCCACTATTATAACGAACTTCCGCGCCGGAGAGTTTTCGCCCCGCCTTGAAGGTCGCATAGATCTACAGAAGTACAATGAGGCGGCAAAAGAACTAACCAACATGGTGAGTTTCCCACAGGGTGGCATTACACGCCGCCCTGGTTCGTATTATGCCGGAACATCGAAGGATGGCGGCAAAGTACGTTTGATGAACTTTGAGTTTAGTGATGAGCAAGCATATGTGCTTGAGTTTGGCGCTAACTACATTCGTGTGTTCAAAGATGGCGGTATAGTTACAGAAGCCACCAAGACGATTACAGCCGTAACAAAGGCAAACCCTGCTGTTGTTACAGCATCATCGCATGGCTTTAGTAACGGAGATCGAGTTTATATCACGGGCGTCGTCGGTATGACGCAGCTAAACAACCGTGAGTTTACGGTAGCAAACCAAACAACAAACACCTTTGAGTTGTCTGGTATTAACAGCACAGGCTTTGACACTTATAGCAGCGCTGGTGCTGCGGGTAAGATTGTAGAAATTACTACTACATATAGTGTTACAGAGATTTTTGAGATCAATCATGCGCAGTCAGCAGACGTTTTGTTCCTTGCTCACAAAAGTCATGAGCCAGCAAAACTAACACGCACAAGCCATACATCTTGGACGCTTACTGATATAGACTTTATTGATGGCCCATATTTAGATGAGAACAAGACTGCGACAACTCTTTATGCGAGTGCTGACACAGGTAGCGTAACAATCACAGCTTCTGCTGACTTGTTTACAAGCGCCGATATTGGACGGTTAGTCAGATTTCGTGAAGTCCTAGAAATTGAGTATGATGAGTGGCAAGCCAGCACAAGCTACGCTAACAATGTGTTTGTGCGTTTTAATGGGCATGTCTACAAGCATGTGACCGGCTCAACGCAAACGTCCGGCAATACCCCACCTGTTCACACATCAGGGCAAGAAACCTATGGTTCGCTTGTTTGGGAATACAGGCACGACGACACTGGACACGCAGAGATAACAGCATTCACAGATGCTAGGAACGTCACGGCCACAGTTAAAGAAGACGATGGCGGTATATCCGTTTTGCCGCACAACACTGTAGGATCTAGCAACGCTACGACCAAGTGGTCTTTGGGTGCATTTGGCGGCGATCAAGGTTTCCCGCGTGCCATAGCGTTTTATGAAGAACGTCTATACTTTGCCGGCACAAGTGCGCGGCCACAAAGTATCTTTGGTTCTGTTAGTGCAGATTTTGAAAACCACACACCTGGCACAAACGATGATGATGCAATCAATATTACGATTGCGTCGGACAAAGTTAATGTTATCAATCATTTATTGCCAGCCAGATTTCTACAAATCTTGACCACAAGTTCAGAGTTTACCTTGTCGGGTGGCACAGGTACAGAGCCTGTAACGCCAACCAACGTAAATGTGTTGCGCGAAACTACTTTCGGCTCATCTAGTATCCGTCCTGTGCGTGCTGGAAACAGCACTATCCTGATCCAAAAGGGCGGTGAGCGTGTCAAAGAAATCACTTTTGACCTTGATACTGACGGCTTGTTGGGCGTTGATTTAACGATTTTGGCAGAGCATGTAGCCAGTGGTGGCCTCACAGATATGGTTTGGCAGCAGGAGCCAGAACTTATTCTGTGGTTCGTGCATGCGAATGGTACCTTAATAGGGCTTACATATGACCGTGCTAATGGTGCGGTGGGCTGGCATCAGCACCCACTGGGTGATAGCGGGGTAGTAGAAAGCATTACCGCCATTCCTAGTGGCACAGAAGATCAGGTATATGTATCTGTAAAGCGCACTATCAATAGCGCGACTGTGCGCCATATCTGCTATTTGAAGCCTATCGACTTTGGCTCTGATGTCGAGGATGCGTTCTTTGTTGATAGCGGCTTAACATACGCAGGATCTGATACCACATCTATAACCAGTCTTAATCATCTTGAAGGTGAGACTGTACAGATCCTTGCTGATGGGTCTGCGCACGCTGACAAAACAGTAACGAATGGCAAAGTCACGCTAGATCGCAGCGCTGGTAAGGTGCATATCGGGTACAGCTACAACTCTCTAGTGGAAACTTTGCGACTAGAAGGTGGCGCGGATGATGGTATTTCGCAAGGCAAAATCAAGCGCATCCACGGTGTTACTGCACGTTTTCTCAACAGCGTCGGCGCAGAGGTTGGTCCTGACACCGGCAATCTTGATCGAATACCGTTTCGTGATAGCAGCATGTCTATGGACACGGCGGTGCCTATGTTTACAGGCGACAAAGAGATTTCATTCCCATCAGGCTATGACAATGATGCACGGGTAGTTGTGCAGCAGTCACAGCCACTGCCAATGACAATACTGGCCATTATGAGAAGGTCTAATACGTTTGATGCTTAAGTTTCGTCCATTCTCAAGAGATCATATTAGACATATCAAGCTGATGTTTGAGTTGTCAGATGATGGACGGCAAGCGCTTGTTGAGCATAAAGATATCAACGGTTACACACTGTTTGAGGAAGATGTTGTGCTTGGCATAGGCGGTGTACACAACATATGGGAAAACGTAGGAGAGGCGTGGTTGCTTCTTGGGCGTGAGGCGTTTGACAAGCCTAAGACAGTGGCACGTCATACGGTGCATATGTTCGATCACATGCAAGAAGAGCATAAGTATCAGCGTATCCAGGCCAGTATCTCAGTTAAGGATACAAAGGCTAAACGGTTCGCAGAATGGCTTGGTTTTGAAAATGAGGGTATAATGAGGAAATACGGGCCTGATGGCTCAGATTACTATCGTTATGCAAGGGTGACATAATGGATCCGATGACAATCGCAGCAGGAGCGTCCGCTGTATCTGGATTGCTTGGTTTCAAAGGCAATCGCGCTTCTGCACGAGCAGCAGAGCAAACTGCTGAATACAATGCAAGACTTGCAGAGAACGAGGCAATTCTTCTTGGACGTGCAACAACTGCTAGAGAAGCCGGAGTGCGTCAAGCATCTGATTCTCTTGCTGGGAGTCAAATAACTGCAATTTCAAAATCAGGAGTGCAAGTAACTGGCAGTCCACTTCTTGCGTTGGCAAATACATATTTTAATACAGAAGAAGACGCTATGCGAATACGGTTCGCTGGAAATATTGAACAAATGAATAAAGAGTCTGAGGCCGCTTTAAGCCGCGCTACAGGGCGTTCTCAAGCAGCAGGGTTCCGTTTGGCGGCTGTTAATAGCTTAATTGGAGCCGCTAGTGGAGTGGCTGGTGCATATCAGCAGCAAAGCTTGCTTGGTTTGCAAAAAGATTTCTACACTCAACAAGAGAAGGCCTAACAGATGCCGCGCATTCCGCTTTACAACAGAACAGGAACGCCAAGCCAAGAAATCGGTGCGCAATCTGTTGGCCCACGCGCCTCTATTGATGCTTTTGCTGCGCCAAGTAGGGCTGTTGTGCAACTTGGACAAACTATTGGTGCCGCTGGTCAACAATATTCCGATCAAATGAACCGGTTTGAGTCTAAGAAGGCACAAATTGAGTTTGACTTTGCGATGGCTGAAAAAAATGCGGAAACAGACCGCGTTTATCGTGAAAGCATGATGAACTACGCAAGGCAAAGCCAAGAATTTCGCGAAACAAATCAAGATACATCTACAGATGGGTTTCGTAAGGCACACGATGAATTAAATGACCGGTTTGTCCAAAGTGTAGATAGCCGCAACGATCTTACGCCCAATCAAAAAAGAGACATCAAGGGCCGGTTAATGCCTACATTTGTAGCGCAATCAACGCAGGGATCTCGTGAGGCGTTTGCTCGTGGTCAAGTTGTGCGCAGTCAGGTTGCAAAAGAAAGCATTGCAACAATGATCGGTGATGCACGTCAGTTGCATGCAAATCATCCTGATCGTAAGCGATTGGTTGGTGAGATCGAAGCAGAAATACTTAGATCTGAAAGAGATGGGCTAAACACAGGGTATTCTGTACAGTCTGTTCGTGTCGCCTTCGAAACAGGCGACATTGACACACGAATTAGAGCGGCTGCAACAAGTGACCAGTTAGATGAAATATCGCAAGATATTTTAAAATCAACAGTGCTTGGACCAAATTCTCAAGCAACCTTGCAAAATAGAATTAACACAAGGCGCAATCAGCTTTCTCAAGAGACTTATCAAGATTTGATTGGGGATCTTCAGGCCTTGAATGTTAATTTTGACGATCAAGATCTTTTGAAGAAAAGCGCTAAAAATGGCGATGTTTATGTAGGCACGAATGAAGATGGCGAAGAAGTCATTATGGATTTTGGCGCTGTAAAACCTAGCGTTAGGCAGTCTTTCGTAGACACGCTTATACCGCGCAGATTTAAAGAAATTGATGATAATGTTGGTCAGGTGATGGTTAGCACAATTATGTCTAACGTCAGTGGTGGCAACTCTGTCATTGATACCATTGAAGATGCGGCAAGTTATTATGGTCAGGATTTTTTAAACAGAACCGGCAAGGACAAAAGTGACGTAGACGCTATCCTTGTAGAAACCGCGCAGCAAATACAGCAAGAAGCCGCTAGGATGGTCGCTAGTGGGCCTTTTGAGCAAGATGAAGTGAACCGCATGTTAGACAGCGTAGATGCTTTGTTGCAGCAACCTATCGTTGGAAATGATGCGTTTGTGCGTGATGCTGGCGCTTTAGGTGACAAAGCGAATGGCATTGCCAATCGCGTAGCAACAATTCGTGGTGACATGAGCAAGGCGCTGGCTGACGCCGCTCAAATGCAAAGTGGGGTAGATCTAGTAAATCAAGGCAGAATTAATATTCAAGACATTGGGCTTACAGATGATGAGAAGCAGCTTGCCATTAGATCAGCTTTATCAGAGCGTGAAACATTGGCAGAACAAATAAATCTGCTGTCTGACAATGATGCTGAGTTTAAGCAATGGACAGGATTACTAAGTGCGGCCAAAAACAGACTTATGGATCCATCTGTTACAGAGATATCAGATGATGTTACAAGTGCGTTGCAGATTTTCAATGCTATATCTCTGCAAGGCAGAGAAGGCGTTTTTGACAATCACATAAAATCTAAAGATAGGGTGTTTTGGAATAGCTGGAAAACATTGACTAGCATACATTCTCCAGAAGATGCTTTGTCAATCATCAAAACTCAACGTCAAGAAACAGACGTTAATCTGTCTTATGAAGCTGTTGCAGATCAAGTCAACGTGCAAGGCGAAGAATTGTATCAACAAGGCTGGTTTACAAGTGCTTGGAACTCATTGACTGGTGGTGAAGATGTGCAAATGCCAGAAAATATTTCACATATTACGACTGTCGTGGGCAATCTGACCAAGGAATATATAAAGCTAGGAATTGACCCAGAAGCAGCCCTGACTCAAGCATCTGATGATTTTTTCCGCACTCACACTAATGTTGGCAATGTCTTGTTGCGCATTCCTGATGTTCAAAAGTTTCCAGACAATTTGCAGCAAATGCGCGACGTATTGGTAGATAAATTCCTTCAAGAGAACCCTGATCTTACAATCGAACCAGAAGAACTTTCTATTATGAACGTACAAGGTTCCGTAGATGTATGGCGTATTGTGCGTAACGGTGGATACCCGGTTACTGGAACATCAAATCTATTCAACCTTACGAAAGCGCGTGATCTTGTTGAAGAGGCAAACAAACGCGCTGCTGGAGAGGCGGCAGCAGAAGGTCTGGCTGATGCGAAGGCTGGTATACGAAGTGCGACAGGGCCAAGCGCAGCAGAAATAGCGAAAGACATTGATCCGTTCACCGGCCAGCCGAGAATGCCATAATGATCCAAGAAGATAAAAATCGTCTGACTCTTACGCCTACACCGGGCCTAGCTTTACAGGACATAGAGAGAGCGGAGGCTGCTGCTGCTGCGGATCAAGAGCAAGCGGCGTCTTTCTTTGAGTTTGCTTCTGCTAGTTTAGAAGAAGATCAAATGCTTTCTTACTTCATGGAAGATAAGGAAGAGTTTGCGCCTGATGACGGTTGGGCAGACGCTTTGAACGAAGAGTTGTATGCAGAACTAACAGAAGGCATACCGCAAGACTATCACGATTACCTTGAAGATACGGTCAGCTTGGGGCATGCGCGTGCAACACGCGAGTATGTCCTACAGTCTCTTAAGAATGAAGAAAAAATGGCGTCTTGGGGCTGGTCTGGCGTGCCAATGAGAATTGCGCTAAATATCGCTGACCCTGTTGCCATTGGAGTAACAGTAGCTACAGAAGGCGTAGCGGCACCTTTGATTTGGGGCGGGAAAGCTACACGACTAGCTAGGATCATTCGCGGCGCTGCTGCTGGCGCAGCCAGTAACGCAGCTATTGAAGGCTACATTGCGAGTCAAAGTGCAACACGCGATGAGTATGATGTGTTGTATTCAGCTACTGCTGGTTTGCTTTTGGGTGGCGGTATCGGCGCTATACCCTTTGGCAAGCGCACCAAAGATCAAGATCCGACCATTCAAGCGCATGAAAATCATTTAGATGCTATAACACAAGCGCAAGAACAGGATGCTGCTGCCGCTGCAAAAGCATTTTTAACAGGCGACACAAGTGTTGGCGCAGCAACAAATCCTCTCAGCCCATCTCCTGTCATTAGGCCTTTGTCAAAAGGCGTTGATAATTTGGATGATGATATTGTGACTCAGGAAACTATGTGGGGAATTCCACGGATTGATATGGTCGGGCGGCTGTTACAATCAAAAAATCCTGTATTCAATCGTCTTGGGCAAATTTTAGGTGAAGATGCTGTTGGTGTAAGAGATGGCGGCAAGGCTCGTATTGAGTCTACCGCAGACATTTTTAAAACAAATATCATGAAAGGTACATTTGCTAGGTTCTATCAAACCTACAACCAAGAATATAGCGATTGGGTAAAGTCATCAACAAAAGGTATTTTGCGTAAATACAGGCTTACAAACCGACGCGCTTTTGGTGAGTTGGTAGCAGATGCGATTGAGCGTCCAGACTTGCCGCATCACCCTGCTGTAAAGCGCATGGCGCAAAAAAACGCTGAATTATACGCTGATTTGCTCGACCAAGCACAACGCGCTGGCGTTAAAGGTTTTGAAACTATTCCAAAAAATCTGACTTATTTTACTCACAGGTGGAACAAGTTTAAGATCCAAGAAATGTATCAAAAGTACGGCGACGATGCTGTGCATGGTTTGTTGAGGCAAGGCTTAATTAACGGATCTACAGATCTGTCAGACGACGCGGCAGACCAGATTGCGCGTGTTATGCTTGATAAAATCCGCTCTGATGTCGCTGGAGTTGATAGTGGATTTAGCAGATTGTTTACGGCTGACAGTCGTGAAACCTTAAAGCAAATTATGCTTGAAGAAAAGTTTGGTAAAATTAACAAGCAAACTGGCAGATATGAAGAGTTTAGCGAAGCAGATGTAGACAATCTTCTTGGTCTGTTTGAGCAAACAGAGCGTGGTGTGCCAGCGCGTGCAAAGGCTAGGCTGCGCTTTGATATGGAAACAGAGATTGAGTTTGGTGGGCAAACACTGTCTCTCAAAGAGTTGCAGGATCGTGATGCAGAACAGGTGTTCACGATGTATGCAAGCGAAATGGCTGGTCGAATTGCCTTGGCGAAGAAGGGCATTAAGTCAGAGACTGATTTTAATAAGATGATAAATGAAGGTCGCAAGTATGCAGAAGCTAACGCGATATCTCGTGGTACCACTAATAAAGAGTCAGAGATATCACAGGTTATGTACAATCTGCTTTTGGGCCGCCGTCCCAGTCCACAGTACGACCCAAATGCTACTTACATGAAAATTACTCGTTTAGTGCAAGATTATAATTTTTTGCGCTTAATGGGTCAGGTTGGCTGGGCACAGTTTGCAGAAATTGGTAACGCCTATAACGTCAATGGTTTCAAAGGCATGCTGCAAGTGATGCCTGAGTATAAAAGCATGTTGAAGCGTGCTAAAGATGGTCAGTTGTCTGATCCTGTCCTAAGAGACATAGAGGCTTTTTATGGCACTGGTTCTGACCGTATGATCCAGCAAATGATTAATCGCCTTGATTACATGGAAACAGGTGCTGTCATTGGTGGTGGCAAGTTAGGACGCGCTTTGGGCAAAGCGCAGTTGCGCACAGATCAACTTAAAAGATTGCAAGCAGATGTATCTGGCATGGCACCAATCACACTAATGTTGGAGCGTGGCACTGCTAGGGTTGTTGCTCAAACTTTGTCAGATCTTGCCTACGAAAACGCTAGCCTTAGTTTGAAACGACTTAACTCGTTAGGTCTTGACGAAGATACAGCTAAGTTGGTTTTCAAGAACATAAAAGAACATGCAAAAGTTCAAAGTTCTGCTTTGTTCCGTAACAAAAAATTGCGTGAACTAAATCTGGAAAATTGGGATCCAGATGCTAGAGAAGCTTTTGGCGTAGCTTTGGCGCGTTGGACACGCAGAACAATTCAGCAAAATGATGTTGGCAACTTGTCATTGTTTATGACAAAGCCTTGGGGGCAGGTGATTAGTCAATTTAGAACATTTCAAATTGTGTCTCACACAAAACAGTTAATGCATAATTTGCAAATGAATGATGCGCGTGCATATTTGGCTATGACCTTTTCTGTAATGACCGCTGGCGCAGCTTACTTTGCGCAGCAAAACGTCAAAATGATTGGCATGAACGACAAGGAACGAAAAAAATATGCAGAAAAAAACTTGTCTATTGGTGATGTAGCAAGAGCGGGATTTTCACGTTCAAGTTGGTCTGCATTCATACCGGGCACACTTGAACACATTGCTTACTTTGTATCGGACGAACCACTTTTCTCTTACAGAACAACAGGATTGTCACAAAATTTCTTAAGCGGCGTCCCAACAGTGCAAGCATTTAATCAGTTGTATCACGGTGCCGCACGGGCCACTCGCACAGTTAGTCCTTTCAGCAATGAAGAGATGACAGAAGGCAGGGCTAGAGCATTGCTGACGTTGTTGCCATTTCAAAACGTAACAGGCATTGCAAATGTGCATCGTTACTTTGCAGAGCAGTTTCCAGAACGATCTGGAAAATGACTATGTTTTCTGATATATTTATGCAGATTGGAGCAAAGACATGACCGTTAGCAGCACCACCACAAAGAACAGCTATTCCGGCAATGGTTCTAACGACACCTTTGCTTACGGCTTCAAGATCTTTGATGATGACGACATTACGGTTATCATTCGTACAGATGCGACTGGCACAGAAACGGTCAAGACCAAAACCACCCATTACACTGTAACAAACGTCGGTAACACTAACGGCGGTAACGTCGTATTTACCGGCGGTAACATACCGGCAAGCGGTGAAACTGTAGTGCTGCGCCGTACATCTGAGCAAACACAGACCACAGACTATGTGGCTAACGATCCGTTTCCAGCAGCCACTCATGAGGACGCGCTTGATAAGTTGACCTTCCTTGCACAAGAGCAACAGGAAGAACTAGATCGCGCAATCAAGATTTCTCGTACAAATACAATGACTTCAACAGAGTTTACTGTTGGGGCAACTGATCGCGCAAACAAAGTTTTGGCTTTCGATAGCAGCGGTGAGATCCAGGTCACACAAGAGATTGGTACGTTTCGTGGCAACTGGGCTGCATCAACAGCGTATGAAGTGCGTGATCTGGTAAAGGACACCAGCACAAACAACATCTTTATTGTGAATGCTGCGCATACAAGTTCTGGCGCACAGCCGCTGACCACTAATGCGAATAGCGCCAAATATGACCTGATTGTGGATTCTGCGACTGCTACCACAAGTGCAACAGCAGCAGCGGCGTCTGCTACGGCGGCAGCGTCTAGCGCGACAGCGGCGGCAAACAGTGAGTCTGCGGCAAGCACAAGCGAAACAAATGCTGCAACATCTGCCACAAATGCAGCAACCAGCGAAACCAATGCCGGTAACAGCGCCACAAGTGCTGCAAGTTCGGCGACATCTGCTACGGCGTCTGCAAGTACAGCTACAACCAAGGCGTCAGAGGCATCTACATCAGCCACAAACGCGGCAACATCAGAAACAAACGCTGGCACCAGTGAGACTAACGCTGCAACCAGCGCTACAGCAGCAGCTACCAGTGCTACCAATGCCGCTACATCGGCTACCACAGCAACGACTAAGGCCTCTGAGGCAGCGACTAGCGCGACAAATGCAGCGACAAGTGCTACGACTGCTACGACAAAAGCGTCAGAAGCATCGACCAGCGCATCTAATGCCGCGACATCTGAAACTAATGCTGCAACTTCTGCTACCAACGCGGCGACAAGTGCAACAGCAGCGGCAGCAAGTGCATCAACAGCAGCAGCGGCGGCGATCCCATTCGCCATTGCATTGGGGTAAACTATGGCAAACGATTTCAAACTTAAAACTTTTGCAGGTGGCAGCACTAACGCTAACACCGACATGACTATTTACACTTGCCCAGGATCTACAGAGACAACGGTAATTGGCATGTCTATCGCTAACATTACTACTAGTCAGATTACGGTTGATGTGAAGATCGAAAGCGACACAAGCGATACTGAGACAAACGCCAATGTGTTTGTAATTAAGGATGCGCCTATTCCGGCAGGTGGTACACTGGTTCCGGTTGGCGGCGATCAGAAGATCGTGCTGCAAGCAACAGATGTGCTGAAGGTACAGTCAGACACCGCAAACAGCGCAGATACAGTGTTGAGCATTTTGGAGATCACCTGATGGCTTATGTTGGCAACCCAATAGCGTCACAGTTTCAAGCGCGTCCTGCCACACAAGAGTTTAACGGTGATGGCTCGACTACGACTTTTACGCTGAACAATACCGTGACCCAAGAAGACATCATCGTGTCTGTTGATGGTGTTGTGCAGGAGAGCGTTGACGCATTTACGGTGCCTGACGGCACGACGCTGACCTTCACCGCTGCGCCGTCAAGCGGCACTGGCAACATCTTTGTGATGTATATGGGCGTGGCAGGGTCTTCTGTAACACCGCCAGCAGGAAACAAGGGCAACTTCAAGGGTGGTGGCCTG